TCAGGATCTCCCGGATAAAACCGGGAATTAGATCACTTCTCGGCACAGGTATATGTTCGGGTAAGTATCTCATGAAGAAGATTCTCATCTCTTCATTTGATGCTAAACCGACAGAATATCTGTACGAGTAGTAGAACTTATAACAATATCTATTAATAGAAGATTTTGTTCAAAATCTTTTATTAAATTTGATTTTGTTATAAAGTTCACCAATTAGTTCCAATACATTACCATTGATGTCCATTCTTGATCTATGTATATAACTCATAAGTTGTTGTAAAACAACTTGTGGGTTACTTACATTATTAAGAATTCCTCTCAATGGTAATGGGCTGACCTCGATTCCCTTTCTTATCCACCTCTTGGCAAATTCATAAGTATCTTTCGATACATGTGATTTAGCCTCTGAGATGTCAACACCTAGTTTGTTCATAATAGATTTATATTTCTTAGCGATTTTATTGTGTTTTATCACAATATCGTCACCAAGTAATATATAATCTTTAAAATCTGTATACCCGCAAAGGTATGCAGCTCAATGAACAACTAAGTGGTGAGTTACAGTGAAAGCACCCCATGAGGAGTAAGCTCCCATAGGTTGCCCAACACTATAATGATAAGATTTATCTTGGTAACCGTAACTACGTTTAACCAATATATTTCTTCAAGATTCAGCGAATAACTTATCCTTATAAAGATAAGATATAAGCTTCTCCTGAAGATGTATTGGAAATCTGTCAGTTGCGGCACTAAGATCAAGGGAATGAAAGTGATTACTATCCTTCTTTCAATTATTGAATGGATCCTGAGTGTAAGTCCTATCTGATGGGAATTTTCTTAATAAATTAAGAAGATTGTCATGGATTGGTCTCAATAAAACCTGGGAATTATAGTCTACCATAGCTATAACCCTAAGTTTTAACTCAGCATCATTTATAATTGAAAGTTTTCCACAATAACCACTCTCAGATTTATATGAAAATAGCCGGTTGTCTGCTCAAAGATCTTTGATCAGATTACCAAACATTTTCATATATCTCTCTTCACCTATTAAATTAATTCAATAATTTAATATGTTGTGATGAACATTACTCATGGAGAATAATCCATAAGTACTGTTAAGAGTGGCCTTCCCGTATGGTGATGATTTACTACTAATATAGTGTAATTCATTACTATACTCAGGAATCTTAGATTCTAATCCATGTTTTGATACAAAATCTTTAATGAATCATGAAGGAATTGTATAAAATTTCTTCGTATTCATTTTAGTTATTGTACTAAAATCTGGTTTTAGTTTCTTTGATTCCTCTTTTGTGGGAATAACGCTTCTTGTATAATAGAAAAGTGTTAATATAGCCCTTAAATCTTTATGATTTCTGGGATTATCAACATAATCTTTAAGATACAAGAAACGTTTAGGAAAGTAATCTTTTGTTAGAGACACTAATGAACTATTGGACTTAAGTGGTTTTCCACAAATATACCTTGTTACATGAAGTCTTGCGACTTTCATATAATTAATGGCATATTTGATACCACTTTTAGTTCTTAGTTCATTAAAGTCTTTAATGAATCGTATAACGAATGAAATCTTGATGCTGAAAAGCAGATTAAAGAGCCTTATGATTATAAGTGTTCTTTGATTTGTAAATTTCATCATTGATTTTAAATTTGTTATTTCGACTTTCGTCGGCCAAATGGAACCGGAGTGGTAGTAATACCACCAGGGTTTAACCCTCGTCTTCTCTATCCATGAAAA